GCGAGTCCCAGGCCGATACTCTCTTTCGCCAGTTGGATGGGCGAATAACCGCTCAGCCCGTTCCAGCCCAGGCCATGCAAATGAAACATGTCACGGCCGGGAATGGACGCGCGCCCGGTGGGTCCGTTCTTGATTTCGTAGACCAGGTCGCCGTTGCCGCCGCGTTGCGGTTCGACCCGATGCGGCTCGATAGGCCATAGGGCGATGGGCCGCAGGCTGCCATCCCGTTCGATCTCGGCGTAGCCGTTGCCCCAGGTCAGCGCCCAGGCCAGTAAGGTTTCGCGGAAGGTGTAGGCCCCGATTTCCCCGTTCGGAGCAACGTGAATCAGCCAGTCGGCGGGGTGGGAATCCATCGGTAGGCGGCGGGGGCCGTCCTTGCGCATGACGTGCCAGGGCATGGCGGCGACGGCCTCGGCGATCACCCGGACACAGGCGAACACGGCCGCGTAGCGCAGGGCGATTTCTTCGTCGACAAAAACACCAGCGGCCGGCCGTGGTGACCAGCCGCTCCCGGTACCGGGATGGGCCGGGGCCGTGAAACGGGCAAGGAGAGAGCGGAAAAAGGACATGCCATGCTGTGTAGCGGCGTGGATAGACGCTTGTCAATATCTCGCGAGAAAATACCGCGCTACCAGCGCACCCCCGGTTGCCGTAGGAATCAACGGGGCGTACCATTCAGCGGTTATGAAGTAGCTTAAATAGGCTACAAAGATGACTCCACGTGGTACAGGTAAAAGACGATGCCGGCGAAAACAGGGAGCAAGCTCAACCGAACTGAAATCTCCAATGTTCGCCTAGACCCGATTTTGAAATGGGCGACGGAACTGGCGGCGGCGAGAGAGAGGCGGACGTTCAGCTCGTTCGTGGAGTGGTGTGTCGAACAGGGGGTGCGCCGGGTGATGGTGGCGCGGGACCCGAACGGCGGCGAAGTGAGCGCCTGGGACGTGGCCGATGAGTGCTGGCGTGCGTCGCCAGCACAACGGATGGGGAAGCTCGCCAGCCGGTATCCCGATGCGCTCACGCTCAAGGAACGAAAATTGATTCATGCGATGGACTCACTCAGGGCCGACGACGACATGACCGTAACATCCAGCGTCTTGTTCTACAGCGAAGAGGTCTGGCGCGCGCTCAGTCAATTCGCCGAAGAAGAAATCACCTGGGATGATTTGGCCACCGTCGTCCGGGCACGAATCGCGGCCGGATAGAATCATTCTCTCTGTCCCAGCCAAGGACTATGGGACGCTCCGATTCTCCCTGCGCTGGCGTGATCGTGGCGCTTCTCCTTCAGGGCGGCTTCGAGGTTCCCGCAGCGTTTGATACGGTCGCGCAGGGTGCTCTCTGGCACGTGGTTCCGCCGCGCCAGCTCGGCGATGGATTCGGGACCATCATGCCGCAGCTTCAAGAGCCATCCTCTCGTAGACAGAAACAGGCTTGCGCTGGGGAAAGACCATCGCTCGGCTTACGGCCATAATCAAGGCCACCGGCGAATCGATCTTGTTATCGGGAGACTCCTTGCGCGGGTAGATATTGTCCTTGGCATCCAAATGCGCAACGACGTTGGAAATCTGCCACGCCATCACCGGGCAACCCGTGTGCGCGATGGTGCGCGCCTTGACCCGAGACTCCAACTCTTTCATGGGCGCGCTGAGGGTCTGCACGGTTTGCCGGATTTCCACCATCGGAATTTTCAAGGCGAGCAACTCGGTCGCGAGTTGGGTGGCTTGAAACGGGTCGAAGGCTACAGCCTCCACGTTCAGTAGGCGACATAGGTCCAGGATATCGTCCTTGATTACTCCGTAGTCGGTGATGTTTCCAGGCGTCAGAGTTAACCTCTCGTCCAGATGCCAGGCATAGTAATGGGCGTGGGTTGAGGAAGCTCCGGCCATCACCAGGTCTTGCGGCAGGTAATACTTCCCGAACCGGACCCAACGCGCGCCGTCCAGAATCAGGATTTCCAGGGCGCACAGGTCAATCTTGCTCGCTAAATCCAGCGCCAGCACCGCGCGGGCTCCCGCGAAGTTTTCCAAGATCAGGCTGGGGTCGGCGCAGGCGTCCCAGTCACGAGCATCCATCCACTGAGTGCCGGCGTTAACCCATTCGTTCATTCGCTTGGTGCGGAAACTGACCTGCTTGACCGAGTTGTTCTGCGCCTCAAAACAGGCTTCCGCCATGTTATCCCGCGATACCGATACGCCCAGGTTGGGATTGGACTTCAGCCAGACCTTGGGGTCGGACCATGGGTCCTCCGGGTCGATGGTGTAGAGCGCGGCGAAGAGACTGGAATCATCCACCTGCCCATTCAACAGCCGGTGCACATACGCTTCCATGGCATAGCAGGGACCGGCCCGGTTGTAGCCGGCCGTCGTCGTCACAAGAATCAGCGGTTGTCGGCGCGAGCCCATCCCCGAGTACATCGCATCGTAGGCGCGCGGGCTTTGGTGCTCGTGGTACTCATCAATGATCGCGCAGTGCGGGTTTTGCCCATCGCCAGGGTCGCCGGACAACGGCATGAACTTGGCGTTGGCGGCGGCGCGGAACACCGCCAGAGCGCCCGCCTCAACCCCATAGTAATCGGCCAGCGCGGCGGATTTGCGGACCATGGCCTGCGCGTCGTGGAACACGATGCCGGCCTGGTCGCGGGTGGTGGCGATGGCATACACCTCAGCGCCCGCCTCGTCATCGGCGCACAGCATGTACAAGCCGATGGCGCTGGCCAGGGTCGATTTGGCGTTCTTGCGAGACACGCTCACGTAGGCACGACGGAACCGCCGTGTCTCGTCAGAGCGGCGCACGAACCCGAAGAGATTGGCCAGGATGAAGACCTGCCACGGTTCCAGCCGAATCGTCTCATGGCGCCGCGCCCATTCGCCCTTGACGTGGGGCAGTAGCTCGATGAACCGGACCACCGCATCAGCGTGCTCGCTGCTGAACCCATAAACGCTATCGCGAGCCCGCGAGGTTTTCAGATCAGAGAGGAACCGTTCGGCGGCGCTCTGGACCCAGCGCCCGGCCACCGTCCCGCGCTTCGACAGTACGGATTTGGCGTAAGCGCTGGCGGTGGCGAGGGCATTATCGGGCATCAGAGCGGTCCGGGATCAATATCTGATCACGGATCGTTTCCGCGATCGCCCGCATCATGACGGGAGGGACTGCGTTGCCCAGCCGCTCCCACTGCTGCGTGTAAGACCCGCAGAGAATAAAATCGTCGGGGAACGCGCAAAGCCTCCTGACTTCGGCGATGATGAACTTGCGCTTTACAACCCCGCGACTCCCGAAGCTATCATCAGAAGTGACTGTCCTACACGTCCTGTTGTCTTCAACCAAAACCGACAGATCATTACCCGGTGACGCGATAGTGACCGTCGGGCATGGCCGGTCAGGATGAACGTCTTGGACGCCATAAGCTCCCGACTTCAATCTTGAAGGCGGAAGCGGTACAACTTTAAAATGACACGAGTTCATGCCGCCGATGCCGTTCGTGATGGTGGGAGATGAACGGTTCATGATATCCACGTTAGCCGCCCATCGTGCCGGGTTATTCCCCCCCGTATCGTGAAGGGCCTTGTCGATCCACGGCAACGCGTCACGTACTGAATACTGGTACAGCAACGGTTTCGGGTGAACGGGTTCCAGGTTCAAATCTTCACGTACCCCGACGAAGATGGTGCGCTGGCGACATTGCGGGACGCCGAGCCATTGCGCGTCCAACACCTTGCACTTGACACGGTAGCCGCTGGCCTTGAGCGCCGCCAGGATTTCCAGGAAGTAACCTTTCGCGGTACCTTTCACCAGCCCTGACACGTTTTCTGCGACGAAGGTGCGCGGCATCAGCCCGCGCAACAGACGGATATACTCATCGAATAGAGTTTCATTGCACTGCTTGGCGCCGTGTTCATAGGTTTTGGCCTTTCCCCAACCCTTCTCGCGCTGGCCCGCGGTGCTGAATGCCTGGCAGGGGGGAGAACCATCCAACAAGTCCAACTCACCTTTTTGGAGTCCCGTCACCTTCAGGACTTCTCCTGGCTGGATGGATTTGATGTCGCGTGGGTCCAGACAACAGTGCGGAGACATGTTCGCGCGGTAGGACTCTTGAGCGGCGGGCACGAACTCATTGGCCCAAACTACCCGGTATCCAGCCATCCGGTAGCCGGTGCAACTGCCACCGCATCCGGAGAACGTGCTGGCGACAGTCAGTCCATTCCATGGGATTTCTCGGATTTCCTGCATGGAAGGGACGCAGTAGGTCGGTTTGTCCATCGTCTGGCGCATCGTCGGTTTCCCGTCATCCTCCAACCAATACTGCGAACAGTTCCCGCCTCCAAGTCCTCCAGCCATGATGGTTGGACAAGGACTGTCTACAGGAGTGTTCCCTTGTGCCTGAATTCCAGTCCCGCTGCGCATGATTCGCATCAATGCCCGCCGCTCCACGCATACCCGCAGCGCGGGCAGGTATGTTCCGTTTCAATGTTTTCATCCACCTCTTTGAAATCATCAGGCGCTTCCGGTTCATCGGGCCGTGCGGCTTCCATCCTCACCCATTCATCCCCATCGAACCCGGTCAACTCCAAGTCGAACTCCAGCATCTTGAGGTCTTCCATTTCCAGAGCCAGAAGTTCCGTGTCCCACTCACTCTCTTGCGCGGTCTTGTTATCAGCGATTCGATAGGCTTTACACTGGGCAGGCGTCAGATTCTCGGCGATGTGCACTGGCGCTTCTGTCCATCCGAGTTCCATGGCGGCGGCGTATCGGGTATGGCCGACGATGATGATCATATCCCGATCCACCACAATCGGTTGCCGCCACCCGAACTCTTTCAGGCTGGCCTTGACCTTCGTAACCGCTTTGTCAATGTTGGTGCGCGGGTTGCGTGCATAGGGGATGATGCTGGAGAGCGGCCTGATTTCAACGTTCATTTCTTATGCACGCGCGCGAAGGGGTTCTCTTCTTTCTCTCCCGGAGCGGCCTGAATCCGGGCGCGGCTGGCCGGCGACAGCCCGAACTCCGATAGCAGCACGCGCATTTGCCTAAAGCTGTCATTGGCGACCCGCAAATAGGGACTGTGCTTCGGCGTCCCGTCGGGTGCCTTGATGACGCTCCCGAACTGGATCAGCTTTTGATTGGCGTCCAACCAGCGCTCATAAACCTCGCAATAGGCCGCTAGAGCGTCGCTGTCCAGTGCGGTCATGATGCCAGATTCGGCTAGAAGGCCCACCAATTGCCACCAATGTTGGCGGGCCTGGGTCGAAAGCGTGCTGGGCGGGTCCGGCGTGGATACAGCGATCAGCGGCTCGTTTTTCGGCAGAGGCTTGCGGCCAGGGTTGCCCTGCAAGAGTTTCAGAGCCGTCGGTTTCTTCGGAGGTCCGGGCATGGCCAGAATTTCCTAAGTATCTTCTAAAAAATAAAAAC